CCACGAAAACTAAATCGCCATGATTCTATGAGGTAGTTAGTCAGGTTAGTGCTTGGTTAGTGCTATGTTTTTGCATTTTAAGTTATTGTTTTTATTATAGAATCCTAATAATCATTATTAACATTATTCTATAATATGGAAAAAGGTAGTAGCTATAATGTAGCTACAATGTAACTATACCCAAATTTGGGTATAAAAAATAAAAAGACTTTGATAGTGATTACTAGGATTCTACAATAAAATCAATAACATAAAATGCACAAACATAGCACTAACATAGCATTTTTTCGACTAACAATTAACTTATACAACAATTCCAGTAGGTTAGTCAATACCTTATTTTATGGCGGGCCGCCTTGATTCATAGCGCGACCAGATTGCCAGATTTCAGCAGTCTAATACTTATCTATTCAAAGATAGTTTGATAACTTCTCATTATGCGGTAGTGAGAAGTTGTCAAAGAGTAGTTGAAAACTTCTCACTACTTCCCGTTGCTTTCGGACTGCTGATGTCTGGCAGTCTGGAAAGCAAGAATTGTGCCAGGGGTGGCGGGGATGATGCCGGGTACCCCCCAAAACAAAACTGGGCGTGAATCTGATCCCTATTGAACATACCGACTTCCCCAATCGTTTTTCAAACAATCTTTTAAAGCCCTCCGCACCTTATCTATATGGCCATCAGCACCACCCCCAAAATTCCAGCCTCAGGATTGACACAAACCCCACCAGACAATCTAAACACCCCAATGCATGCCAGTACCCCTACCACCCTTTTTAGATTGCCCACGCCCCTCTCACAGCGTATGCAAGCGGCATACCAAAAAATAATTTTTCTTTTTACTTGACAGCCTCTTCCTATTATAGTAGCATCATAGTATCCACTATAATATTCTGGTGGCAGTCTGGTTTAAACTTTTCATTTAAAACTTAACTTTTCAACTAACCCTTTAAACATGAGATTGCCACCGGTGGCAATCAGAAGACAAGAAAATGGAACTCGTACATTTCACAGGCGGAACGGTTGGACGAGTAACCGCCGATAAAGTAATAAATAACATTCCTGTAAAACTCGAACAGGCAGTTGTGGTCGGAATCGACGAAGACGGAGATTTATACTTCGCGTCTTCAGAAATTGACTCCGATACTTTAATGTTACTTGAACGAGCTAAAACACAATTGATGAGACACTTCTAATGGAATTACTTTTAGGATTTATTATCGGCGTATTAATAGGCATCTGGTTAGGATCAACAGTCGAATCTCGCCGATGGCGTAGTAACGCAGACCAGCCGATGCGTATTAACCAAAAAGGACGATTTTATAAAGTACACTACGATGAGGACTAATGGCTTTCGAATTCATAGATACAGCAGCACCCCCTGAAGAAGACAGACCCTTATCTTCTTTGGCTAAGCTAACTCCAAGAAAACTCGCCTCTTCTATTCTGGAAGTATACCAGAGATTAGGCGGTACAAAGTGGTTGTTGGAGCAGGCGCAAGCTGATCCAAAAGCATTCTTTGAATTGCTCAAGAAGATCCTACCGACGAACATCAAGATTGATGGACTTGAAGGTCTATCGATCTCTTTAGTGCAAGCCTTCGTAGAAAAACCCGACACGCTACAACTTGGCAACGCCGATGTGATCGATCTCGAAGATCGTAGAAAAGGAATGGCATTGATCACTGTTGACGCACAAGATCCAAAAGAGTACAAGAAGCTGGCGGAATACGAGTCCGCAGTTGAGACTGCCACTGGTGGCAATCTGGCCTCGTCTCTTGACGCTGCCGAGCAATCACCTCCTACGCAGGATGAGAGGGGGTCGGCCCTCCCGTCTGGCGTGGTGCTCACGGAGCGCTTCGATGAGCCTCGCATCGAAGACGTTGAAGACAGCGCATCTGACGAGACTGCCACCAGTGGCAATCTGAATTTTAACTTCAGATAGGACATAAGATGCTTTCGCCAAACGACGGTAAAGAACACATTCAAATACCGTATAATTTTAATCCAAGGCCGTACCAGATACCGATATTCAATGCCTTGAATAATTATAAGCGTGTGGCGTATTGTATGCACCGACGAGCAGGAAAAGACTTGATCTCTTTGAATGCTCTTGCAGTACAAGCAATGAAACGACGCGGGACTTACTTATACATGTTTCCTTACTATAAGCAAGCCCGCATTGCTATCTGGGAGGCGTTCAGGTCTGATGGATTCAAGATGATGGATCACTTCCATCCTTCCATCGTAGAACGAACAGAAAACCAACAGATGGTGAAGGAGTTAAAGAATGGATCAATTATCCGATTTTGCGGATCTGATAATATTGATAGCATTGTGGGTTCTAACCCTTTGGGTGTTGTGTTTTCTGAATTTAGTCTTCATAAACCATCGGCCTACCACTATCTTCGGCCGATTCTTCGAGAGAATAATGGATGGGGGATTTTTCAAGGAACACCCCGAGGAAAGAACATGTTCTGGAAGCTATCCAGACACGCAAAGAAAAGTCCCTTGTGGTTTTGGGCAAAGTATGATATCACTAAAACCTTTCGTCATAACGGTCGTCCCATCATATCGGAAGAAGATATTGCCGAGGAACGCGCCTCCGGAATGCCTGAAGAACTCATTCAGCAGGAGTTCTATTGCTCTTGGGATGCAGGACTCGTCGGGGCGTATTTCGCTGACCTCATGCAAAAAGCAGCGGAGCAAGGAAGAATAAGACCATGTCCCTATGATCCGAATCTACCAGTGCTTACAGCATGGGATCTTGGAGTAAACGATACAAACGTGATCATATTCGCTCAATATACAGGACGTGAGCTTAGAGTAATTGATCTGATGGGTGCTTCAGGAAAAGGTGGTGATTGGTGGGCTAAAGCTGTGATAGAACGTCCTTATGTTTATGAGACTCACTTCATGCCCCATGATGTTGAAGTACATGAATATATGACGAATACAACTCGTCGAGAAACGTTCGAGAGCCTCGGTTTGCAAAACATCGTAACAATCCCGCGTATGGGATGGACTGGTGATGGACTTAAAGAGAATCATCATGTAATACGACAGATGATCCCGATTACATATTTCAGCGATAATGAGAATGTTGAGGATCTAATAGAAGGATTGAAGTCTTATCGGAGAGAGTGGGATGAGGTTAACAATACATTTAAAGAAACGTACGTACACGATTGGGCTTCACATTATGCGAGAGCATTTAATGCGTTGGCTATGGGTATACAGAATTACGGACAAGCGGGAGTACAATACATTCAGGATAGGGCCATTCAAAATTACAATGAGCTGGACCCGTATATGACTCCTGAGGTATATACAAATCCCGACTATTACAATGATGTAGATGGATATGCTATGAGAGGAGACTATTATGGCAACCACGGATGGAAACAAGGGTACGCCCCAGGACAAGCCGACCAATTCAGATCTATTCAACTTTCTCGACTCTACCATTAAGCGGGAGGAAGAGATGCGAGACAAACTCAAACCTGAGCAGGAAGTTAAAGCTGAAGCGTATGACGCGGCGGCCAAGGCTATCGAAGAACCAAAAGCTGATCCTTCAGATCCTTTTGCTGGACTTAAACCTCATGAGCTTCCGAGGGAAGAGATTTATCGAAGACTTCGTGAGGAGTCCAAAAAACCTGGTGGAGTGGACCTGACAGAAGCTGCGAAGAGATACCGACTTCCCGTTCTCAATGCTCACGAGATATTCGGTAACTAAGATTGCCACTGGTGGCAATCTAAAAGGATGAAGCAAAATGGCACGATTGACACAAACTCAGATTGAAAGACTGATCGACGACTATAAGAGCGAGAAGTCTTATCGTAGTACGGCTGAGTCACACTGGCAAGAGATAGCCGATCTGTTTCATCCAGAAGCTGGTTGGTTCTTAGGGGAAAAGTCTGAAGGTCAAAAGGTTATGGATAAAATCTATGACTCATTTCCTCTCATAGCCAATCAATTACTGGCAAGTGCCGAGTTCTCGATGTTAACCTCGCCTTCAAATCAGTGGTTTAAATTCGTGAGCCCCTTTCCTGAGTTCAATCAGATGCGGCATGTTTTATTGTGGTATACGAATGCAGCCCGAACAATGTTTCAAGATATGAACAAGCCTGTCGCTGGTTTTATGGCGGCAATGCATGAAGGCTATCTTGAATTTAATCCTTTCGGAAATATAACAGTATTCGCAGATGAGACTGAGGATAGGAAGGCTTTGAAGTTTTACTCGCTGCCCTTATCAGAAACCTACTATATCACTAACTATTCTGGAGATGTAGTAGGTTTCTTTCGTGTTTATAATAGAACAGTTATTCAGTTAAAAGAACGATTCGGTCTGGAGAATTTGCACACTGAAGTACAGAAATTGTATCATCAAGATCAGTACAATACGAAGATACAGGGAATGCATGTCGTAATGCCTCGATTAATATACAACATGAACATTCCTTCTTCAGTAGAACTTCCCTATGCTTCATTGTGGATTGATCTTGACAATAAATTTTGTATGAAAGAGTCTGGTTATCATGAGCAACCTTTTGCTGCGGCTCCCTTCTTTAAATCGTCTCAGGAGAAGTATGGCCGTGGTCCGGGGTCGATCGCTTTACCTGATGCTAAAATGTTAATGCGAGTAGCTCAAGTCACCATTCGTGCTGCACAAAAGGCAATCGACCCCCCTCTTCAAGTCCCTGATCGCGGGTTCTATGGGCCTACGCGTACATACGCAGGTGGAATCAATTATTATCAACGTGGTACAAAGGATAAGATTGAACCTTTACAATCAGGTGCTCAGCCTAAACTTGGTATTGATTATATGCAGGAGATAAAACAAGGTATTAAGCAAGCCTTTTATATTGACCAACTTCAGTTACACGAAGGCCCTCAGATGACAGCAACTGAGGTTATCCAACGTACTGAGGAAAGACTGCGTTTGATGGGGCCTTGGCTCGGTCGATTAATGACTTTTTTATACACTCTTGGAAATCGCGTATATGGAATAGAGAGAAGAGCAGGACGTATTCCTCCTCCTCCAAAAGAGATTCGTGGAATGCCGATGAAGATGGTTTTAACCTCCCCGATTGCTCGTGCTCAGGAGCAGCTTGAAGCAAACGGTATTGCAAGAGCTAATGAACTTATTCTTCCGATGGCTGATCGTAAGCCTGAAATTATGGATCTCATTAATGAAGATGAAGAAGTACGTGGAATCTATGAAATATTTAATGTTACTCCTCGATTCTTGAATGATCCAAATACAGTCAAGCAGTTAAGGGCGCAAAGAGCACAACAGGCTAAAGAGAAAGCCGATGCAGAAAACATAAGAGATGCTGGTCAGGGAATGCAAGGAATGACCGGTGCGTTAAGGATGGTGCAAGGTGGCCAAGCAGGTAACGCTGCTTAGTAGGTTTAAGCCTTCTGAGCGAAAACTTATAAGATCGTATCAAAGATTATTCGGTAAAGATAATCCTGATGCTCGTGTCATACTAAATCATCTTGCTGATTCTTGTCATATGTTTCAGAGTACGTTTCTTGGTTCTGGTGAACGCGATGAAATGCTGTTTCAGGAAGGAGAACGTAACGTTTTTCTTAGAATATTAACCTACTTAAATCTGTCTCCCGAGGAACTTTTAGAAAAGTATCACGAGGAGGAAGACGTGGAGGTAACAGATGAGAACCTTGTTTAGAACTACAGGATTGTTTGGTTTTGGTCCCACGAGTATTCTTCGATGCGGTGAAGGAGAAGGTGGTGGACAAGGAGCTGGTGGAGAAGGTGGAGGAGAAGGTGGTGGAGAAGGCGGTGGGGATGGCGGTAGTGCTGGTGGTGGAGGGGCTGGCGATGGTGGCTCTGGTTCAGGTGGGGAAGCACATACACCGTGGGATCGATTCATTAATACAGTCCCTGAGAATCTTCGTCAGGCGCCATCCATTCTCAAGTTTAAAGACAACCAAGATCCTTTTGGCGCGGTTGCGTCTTCGTATGTAGCCGCCGAACAGCTTATCGGTCGGGACAAAATCCCGATGCCGAAGACCGATGAAGAGTGGAGATCGACATACAAACGTCTTGGGATGCCTGAAAAGAAAGAAGAATATGTTCTTGAGCACGGGCTTGAAAGTGTGACTGAACCTGAGAAGTTTCATATTGATAAGATGGCAGAGCAGATTCGTGAG